ATACAAACTTGCTGTTACAGTTAGAGTCTCAACTCTACCTGCACGACTCACATACGCAACAGGAATGCTTACTCGGTTAATTTCACTTGGAGTAATTTTATAATTTAAACCATTGCTTTGGCGGTAGATGAATCTAAAGTTTCCTTGCGGGATGTTTGCAAAAACGCCATCACCGAATACAAGATCAACTTGATCGTTTGCACGAGTATTGACCTGGTAAATGTTTCTGTTGCTGCTTTGGTTATACGCTACGTTAACCCCTGCCACAGCACTAACTTTAGCCCAAGGCGTAGTCGGTGTGCTTTGTGAGTTTAGGCCATACAACCATGTATCATCATTGTTAACATTGTTGAAGTTTACTGCCACTGTGCGGTTAGGCGTTCCTTCAGTTAATGAGAAATCAATTTTATTCAACGATCCTTGCTTAAACTGAATAAAGAATCCAGTATTATTACTGCTGTTACCTAAGCTATCGTTACGATATAAAATATTAAAGATACTTCTAGGGATCGGAGGTGGTTCAAAAATAGTAGTAGCATTAGTGGTCGAAGAACTAACCGCTTCAAAAGCAGTAGTTTTGTTTTCAACTGTGGCACTAAAACTGTACACTGGAGTTTGACCAGGAACAATACTAATACTGTATGTGTCTGTTTGAATGTTATTAATAACTGCGGTACTGGCAGGTTTACCAACAACCTGTGTGTTTACAAATGTAGCATTTAAGATAGCATTCATTTGTTCTTGCCAATTTTCATTCCCGCTGTCATTCCAGTTAACAACAATATTTGTCAAGTCTGTGCCGTTGCTATCGTAGATAGTTTCGGTAGTACTTACGTTGTCAATCTTTAATAAACCACTTGCGCCAATGTTTCTTTTTGGGCTATAGCCAACTAAGCGGCTTAGTTTAAATACGCTGTCTTGACGTTGTGCTGTATCAATGAAGTTTTCGCGAGCGTTTAAATCTGCGCGGAAGGCAATACTTTGCCCCATAAACGCAATTAGATCCAATAGAGCAATATATTCACTGCTATCAGTGAAGTCGTTAAAATCTTCAGGATAATTTGTGCGCAAGTAGTCAATCATTGTCTTGCGCAATGTTTCAAAATCGTAGCTGGTGAAGTCAGCCGATTGGAATGTCTGATAAATTTTTGTCCAGTCTTGCTGGATCAAAAGATTGGTTTGACGAGTAGTTAAAGCCATATCTGTACCTTGTTGTAGTATTTATAATAGTACAAAAACGGCTAATATTAAGCGTATGTTAGCTTTTGTGTATTACCATTGAAGTTTAAAAACAACGCATCGCTTTGATTTGTAGTTGCATAAGTTAATGAAATTAATATCTGCAACCCATAATCTTTCTGCGTAACTTGAACGTCATTGACATTTACCCGCGGATCGTAATTTACAATTTGTGTTATGTCTGCAACCACTGCGCTTTTTAAATCGTTTGTTAACGGTTCAAATAACAGTCCCCAGATGATTGTGCCAAACTCAGGCTGCATCAGCTTCTCACCTTTGCGGATGTTAAAATGATTTATTAGATCCTGTTTAACTAATTCCGCATCAGTGATTTTAAAGCGTTTGCTATTATTAACTGTACTAAACCCGCGATATATGCTCATAACTGTATTTAGTCTGCATTTTTAGGTGATGTGCCGGGAGCCCAGCTAGCTAACTGTATATGAACTGCGTCTGCGGGGCTAAATGTGCCACCCCAACGTAGACCAAACTTACTAAGATCAATTGTCTTAGAAATTTCTGCTGCTTGTTGGCCACAATCAATTGCAACACCAGCTCCGTGAGCATTTAGCTTACCGCCCATGCTAACAGGTAACGCAGGAGTAGTTATACCACCAGCAGTAGGCTTACCTGGGCCACCACCCGCTGCTTTCCACTCGTTATAAAGTCTTTCTTGCTCCGACTGCGGGCGATATAAGCTAACAACGTTGATCTTTCTTCCGCTAACATCTTTATACGCCTTTGCAGCCGATAAGATTGCGTTTTTAAAGTTTGTTGCACACAAATCAAAACTGTCTTTGCTTGCGTTGCCGCTACCAAACGCAAGTACCTCCTCTGGCACAATACCAGTTGAACTCGGGGCAGTTTCAGTTCTACCAAGTCCAGTCACGCTCAACACGTCAATTGCGTATCGACCTTGGTTGTAAACTTCTACAGCCGTTTTTCCAACAAAAGTAATACCAGTGCCTTGTTTTCTCCAACGAACTGCTTCGTTGACCATTGCATCAAGGTTACTACCCGCTCTGCCACTTACTGCATTTCTAAAGAAGTATGCTACATATATCATACCAGCTACAGTACAAACACTGTCGCCACCTTTGATACCAGCTGGGCTTGATTTACTTAACGCCGCATGTGCGTCTTTAATAAAGTTAGACATTACTTCGTCCTGCGCTGCGGCAGAATTTAAAAAGTCTTTAACACTATTAATGTTATCTTTGCCTGTCCATGCACCCGTTGCAGCAACCGCAAGTAGTTTGTACTTTGTTAAGTAATCTGGCTTAATGTACCCATACTCTGCTAGGATGATCGCATTTGCGCCATAGCGTCCAATGCGCTCGTTTGCATTATATTCAGCTGAGAAATCACTTTCACTGTAGGCAATCTGTGTTAGCAAAGCTGTTACTTGCAATGCATTAAGACCAGGAATATAATTATCATTCCCGTACGACCCAATGCCGTCAATTGCTACGCCTGTGTCGGGTGTGCTTGCACGTTTCATTAACTCTGCAGGTGCTTGTTTAGCTACACTTTGACCAGCTGCTGCCTGAATTCCATTATCGGGTTCTGGGGCAGATCCAGACATAACAGGATTACCAGAGCCGTCAGTTAGTACGGCGCCGCTGCCAGTTGTAACTGCACCATTTGCATTTTTATGCAAGAAGTGCCACTGAGCTTTAAGTGCTTCTTTAGTTGGCCCAGTTTTTCCTTTAGCGTGGTTTGTACCTTGTCCGTCATAACGACCACGCGGTGGTGTTAATTGCGGATCTTCAATACTTGCCCATTCGCCCGCTGTCGCACTACAAGCATTTAATAACGCTGCTTCGTCGTTTGGATTAGACCCGCTTAGATATGCATTAATCTTAGGCTGCTTAGATTTACACAAGTAATTAACAAATATGTTGTCTTGGATACTACGTGTAAATTTAGACGTTGTAGGAATACCCAACTTGCTACATGCGGCTCGCAGTGTTGTTGGAATGCACTGATAACGACCAACTGCAAATAAACGTTGACGTGGGTCAGTATTTGCCATAGCTGCTAAGATAGCGTCAATAGTCATGTTCTCAAGATCCATCGACTCTCTTGGACTACCTGTATTTGGTGGCGGACTTGAGCCACGATTAAATGCGTTATACCCAACCGATCCTGATTCAAATCCAGCAATAAAGTCGCCAAACGGTCCGGCTCCACCAGGCGATACTTGACCAGCTGGCCCTGTTGAACTTGGTTGATCAACACAGACATTCTTAAATGATGTTAAGGATACTGCCGATGCCGGTACTACCGGTGCACCACGGTCATATGGCTCATGCGACGGAGCTTTAGATACAATACTAGTTAATGTACCTGCCGCACCTTCCCATAAACCTGCATTTGTTTTGTTTGCATCATTGTGCAAGTTACTTGGTAAATCTCCGGGATCAGCAACTTGTGCTACATCACCATCATTTAATGTAATGGTCGCGCCTTTTAACGTTAACTGCCCGTTTGCGCCAACGCCAACAGTACCACCACTAGTTAGTGTTGTTCCACCACCTGATCCTATTCCAACCTTAGCGCCATAGAATGTCATGTTACCGCTGCTACGAACATCGAGTGTTTGTGTAGAAACTTTCATGCTTCCAAGAGACTTGATATTAATTGCAGCACCTTGGATATTAACTGTTGTGTCACTATGCAAATTTAATGCGCCCTGTGTACGTACCGAATATCCATTGGTACTGTACATTTGAATTCCGCCGCCGCTGTCAAATTCTAACCACGACGTGCCTGCTGCATTTGCGATATAAAGTATTTGCTCTTTATCGTTCATTAATATCTGGTGGCCGCCAGCAGTGCGCAAACGTATTGCTTGATCGGTTCCGTCCTTGGCTCCATCGTCCATAACAAAACTGTGACCACCTTTACGGATAGTTGGCGCCAAGTCTCCGTTTGTTACAGGTCGACCCGGGGTACTAATACCAAATACACTACTTGGTGCTTCACGTAAGCTGCTTGATGTTGTAGCGCCACGTACTGGATCTGTGTCAAGGCCTTGGTTAATAATAACCTCAGCTTGGTATTGGTGTACGGGTATCTTGTTAGCCAGGAAGGTGCCGCTAAGATTGCTTTCACGGTCTTCGTTAAATTCGCTAAGTGGTAAGTAGGATTTTTTATCAACCCTTGAAAGACTTGCCTGGCTTAGGCCGCCTGCACTAGATTTATCAACTTGGTCAGCAAATCTAGTAGATACCCCCGGTACCATATTATGACTTAGGTTTGTTGTAGTTGCAACAGCAAACCAAAATCCGCGACCTGGGTCACCGTTAATAAAGGTGCATAACACAGTATTTCCAACGTCCGGTGGCACAAACCACATACCATAGGTGTGTTCAGACTGTTGGTCGCTATTATCTGTATTACGGTTGGGGTTGTGTGTTGATCCGTAAAACGGACTTGCATAGGTTACCCACTTCCAATTTTTGTCGTTGTCTTCATCGCCGCCGTAATCAGGAATCCATACACGCAAACGACCAAGTCTTAACGGGTCAACATTCTCTTTAACTATCCCAGCATAAGTGCCGGGATTAAACTTCATCCCTGTTGCTTTAGCTTGATCTGCCCAGTCTGGTAATCTTAGACTTGATATTTTATCTGCCATTGAAATTCCTTGCTATATTAAAAATCTACATCTACTTGTCTGGTTTCAATTGACCCGCCAGAGTTTTCCCACTCGTCAGCTGACATTTCTACAGTTTCAGTGTCTGCATCAATGTTCTGCAAGTCTTCTTCTTCATTTGTTTCGCCGTTATCGTCAGTTATGCCATCATCGGCACCGATTTCATCTTCATCAGTTGGGCCGCCTAGTTGTATTGGGCCATTGCTCTCGTCGAGTTCCTCTTCCGGCCCCATATCGTAAAACATTGCTATATCATCGCCTGTTGTTCCGGAGCTTGGTTCGCGGGCATTTGGATCTTTATTAGTATCCTTAGCTATTTCTGTTTTATTCTTTTCAGGCGGTGGTTCTGGTAATCGTACCATATCAATTACTTGTTCAAACTTGCCGCCCTGGAACGTATTTGCTACTGTTAGCATACGATATTTCCCTGAGAATACACTTTTATCCGACAGACTATTCTGTCTAGGGAGACCAGTTGTTTCGTCCATGTCAATGATTGTACGGAAGTTAACTTGCGCAACAACTTCTCCATTATCCATTGGGATGCTGCCGCCTTGTGGCATAATGCTGTTTTTCATTTGATCAGCATATCCACCTTGTAACGGATTTGTGTACACATCGTCTTGCTTAATAAGTTCCGGATCACCAGTAATCTTTAGCTTTAAATTAAGCATATCGCCGCGGCTATTACTGTACTGACTCTTTTGTATGTCGGCGGCTAAGATTTGTTCTGCTGATCCTTGTTGACCACCTAATCCTTGTTGCTGAGGTTGCGAAGATACAAGTCTCAACTGTCTGTTAACTAACTGTGCCGCAGCTTCGCTACTAGATTTAGCAGCGTTTTGTGCATCG